ATTTCTAATTGTTTCAGTTGTCTGTTGAACTGCAGGAACAAAAGTCTGTCCGTGATAGAAATTTTCCCCATTATAATCTAAAAATGTAAAGAATCCTTCACTACGTGTATATAATACTTCACCACAATTTGACACCAAGGATACTGCATAATAATTTGTAAGAGGATTAGTAATGTTTATGATTGGAGAAGGCTCTTCAACCAAAATTGTATCTACTGTAAAAGCAGCACTACCAGTTGTTTTTGGCATAGTAGTACACCATACAACATTCGTAATCTCTACTGTGTTATGAGAGTTGATATAAAGCATTTTTGTGGTAGAGTTTATTTTATATACTACAACACCAATTGCAGTTCCATCCTCTACAACACGTACTCTTGATGCAAGTATTACTCCATTTACAAACAAACTTGCAGAAGCAACTATTATTGAGCCAAAAGTCAATGTAGCAGAGTTAGTACCTGTATTCCATTCTAACTTTGCAAGGGTACCATCATCCGCAAAATCGAATCCTAAATAATTTTGGTATTCTTCTGTAACATCTTCTTTTACGAAATGCCTATTATCTACTGAGAAAAGTGGAGAGTCGTTTTTGTATAAAAAGCCGTCCCTTATTTCATAACGATTATTTTTATAGTCATAAACAGGTTTGTTAGCATATTCATATTCTTTCTTCCACAATGGAGTAATCATTCCATTGATATATGGGGCATTGATATGTTCAACTGAACGGAAGTCTTCTGAAACGAAAGGCCTGTTTTCTGATAAGTTTAGTAAAAGAGGAAATTGAACCTCGCTTCTTTGAGCTTTTGCATTTGCCATTATTGTGAATTCCTTTATTTTTATTAGATTTATAGAACAAAAAAGGCTGCTCATATTTGAGCAGCCAGTATATATAGGAGGAGGCGGTTTTTGATTGATAGAACCACCAAAACTAATCTAACTTATTTCCATCCTAAGATGTTTTCTGGAGTTGCAGTGTAGAACAAACCAACACCACATACAGATGGGTTAGTTACAGCCAAGCTTCCGAAGAAGTTGATAGAAGCTCTTACGCTTTCACCATCTGAAGTTGCTTCGCCTGGTACTACTGAAAGTACGTCGTCGATAAGCAACTTGAATGGATCATCTTCGTGTCCCTTGTTGTCAGCATCCATAACATCCTGTTTACCAGGGTTGTTTCCGTCAATACCATCTTTTACAATGTCAGCGTTTGTATATACGAAATATTCAACTGCTGTCTTATCCAAGATGTAGAACTTTCCTTCTGGAACATATGGAGAATCGTAGATGTTGTCAATCCAGTTTGTAGAGAAAGCAGCTGCGAAATCAGAGAATCCCATTGTTGCTTTCTTCTTTCCTTTTTCAGAAGTCTGAGTGAACAATGTATTTGTTGTCTCGATTTCCTTACCTACATCATACCAATCTTTTTCGTTCAAAAGAACGATATCTGGTACACCACCAGCACGTCTTACTTTACGTAAAAGAGCTGTGATAGAATCAGCTTTCTTAGCTGTGCTTGATGCTTCCTGATAGAACTGACCAGCAAGACGATCTGGAGCTATAGAACGGTTTACACCATTGAAAAGAGTTGTAATATAAGTAGTCCAGTTTGTATCTGAAGCACCATCTTTACGACCGTTTACAATTGGAAGCCATCCATCAAGACCCATAGGCATAATTGGATTTCCAGCGGCACCAGAAGCACCATCCATAGAACCCTTCAATGCAACTACATAAGTTGTAGAAGCAGTAGGAGTATATCCAGCCTGTGGTAATACTGTAACTTTGTTGTTTGTTTCATCAATGTCAGTTACAACCAATTCAACTAATTCAGCACCAGCAACAGTTGACTTCAATACGATTGAAGAATCAATGTCGATTTTTGCTGTAGCATCAAGTGGAAGAGTGATGTCATAAGGGGTATTAGCAACCATAGCATCCTGTGAAGCTGAAGTTGTCCAAAGACCGATTTCACCGAATCCACGACCATAAAGAGAAGCTGCAAGTGTACTTCTGAAAGCCTGGTTAGCTGCGAAGAACTTGTTTCCTGCAATCTTCATATAAGCACCACGTTTAGAAAGTGAGCTCTGTACTTCTTTAGCATTGAATACATAGCTTGAGAAAAGCTGACCTGGAGTTACAACGAACTCAGCATTCTTAGCTGTTCTAGCAGCCTTATTCTTTGCTACCAAGAAATCTGCTGAAACTGCACCACCACGAGAGTAGAGAGCAGCAAATCTCTGTTCCTTGCCTTCAACCTTTGTGAATTTTACTTCACGAAGAAGAGGGTCATTTCTTGGTACTAAAAGGTTTTCAACTCCTTCCTTGTACCATACTTTGAGGATATTCTTGATACCCTGATCTGCAGTAATTCCTGCCATAATTTTCCTTTGTTAGCCTACCGACGGACTAATGCGTCAAAAGATATTTTTCATAATCTTCCAGATAAAAAGGTTTCGCCCTTGTAAATCTGTTAGGTTATTCATTTTATATTTATATTAGATTTTTATTTATATATTTATTAGATTATTAGTAACCTGGATAACGATGTGTTTTTCTCCATTCCTGAGTTATTTGGCCTTTTGATGGGGCATTTATCCATTCCCTAACACCTTCTGGTCCGTTTGCTTTGAATTTATATTCTTTGTCTCCACCTTGATATGTAATATTCAATGAATCATCTTCTGGATCATATCTTGCATTTTTTATTGCAGTTGAAGTTATTTCTGCTCCTTTACCAGATGTAAGTCCTACATCTATATCATTTTCATCTAAAGTACCCATACCAACATTTTGATAGGTACGATAAGATGTAGGATTAGAGATATTTACTGACTTATCATTATCAATACGTTTAGAGATATTTGCTTCATTACCAGATGTTCCAGTGAACTCGCCTTTTCTTGCTCTCATACCTTTTACTACGTTTTCCCAAAATCCCATAATTATTTATCTCCATTCATCAATTCTATAATTTGCTTACCTGCAAAAGGTTCAGCTTTCAAAAATTCATCAAAAGGTAACTTTCTTCCTGTTCCAATTTGGGATACATATAATTCACCATTTTCTACAGTAAACTTGAATGGAAGATGAATACCACCACCTTGTTTAGTCATCATTTCTTTTATATCTGGTAATTCCCAATGGTCATTATTTTCTGTCCAAGTTTCTCCGCCAGGTAAATCTGCTTGCTCATTAGTTTTTATATCTTTTTTATGTTCTGTTTCTTTGAAGCTCAATGAGTCAAGAGTATCATCAATATGTTCTGACTTATTAGCTCCATTCATTGAAGCAGTATTAGCATCCATTTCTTTTACATCTGTTTTAGAACCACCAGCACTACTATGAGCGTCATTATCATTATCATTATCAATGTCTGCATTTACTTTTATACCCCCAGATATTGAAGTACTTCCCCCACCAGAATCACCTAAGAATGAATGGCCCACAGCTCTTACACCTGATGTAATTGGTGTATTTCCCTTTTCTTCAATTGACATTTCCTCTATTGGAAGCTCAGTATTTACATTTCCACCAAATGATAAAAACTCTTTCAATTTAGAAAACTTGCTTTCTTTATTTGGTTCATTTATAATTTCTTCTTTCTGCTCTTCAGTCAAATTATTGATATCTTCTAGACTATAACCTTCCTGTTCAAAATAATAAAGGTCGTCTTTATCAAAATCTAAATCTTGTGCAACTGTGAGATAATCTCCCTCACCTTTTATAGCATCTGCGTCGGCTTTTTCAATGTCATCAACTGACATGTTATCAAAAACTTCCTGGGTAACTTCTTTTACAGCCTGGTTGTCTACTTCGTCATTATTGGGATTATTATCTGTAAGTTGCTCTGCTTCTTTTATAAGGGGTTTTACATCTTTTTCAGATACTTCGTTAGAGGTATCTGCAATTTGTTCAAGCATTTCTTTTGACTCTTCAGGATTGCTTTCAACCAAATCTTCTACTTTCTGACCCAAAGAAAAGAAATAGCCTTCATTAGGCTCTTTATACCATTGGTAATCTCTGTAGTTTGGAATTGCAGATTTTATTTGCTCCTCATTTTCGTAGGCATTATCAAAAGCATTTCCTTGAGGCTTGAAATCTGTTATATCATTTGCTTCCTGATATTCGAATATATCAGGAATACCATTATTATTCAAATCCGCATTACTGTTCTGAGTTTGCATAAGTTCTTCCATTTTTAGTACTCCTTATTGAATTGAATGTATTTCCAATATTACCAATAGTATTCATAAGTTCCTGATTTCTCTGATTTGCAACATTGTAGTCAATATCAGCCTGCTTCATCATTTGATGTGCTCTTGCTGTAGCGGCATTATATTTTGCATCCATTGTATCAGCGGCTTGTTTCATACCTTCGAGTAATCCTTTTTGTGAGGCTTCATTTGTAGCCTGGGCTGATTCAGTTGCTGCATTATCTGCTGCATTCATTGCACCAGCACCTGTAACTCCAGGATTTAGAGCATCATATCTCTGCGCTGCTAATTCACCACCTACTGCATTTCCAATCAAATCTGCTTGGTTTGCACCTTCAATATTCATTTGATTATATGCATTGGCACCTGCGTATTGTTTTATAGCATCTCTTACTTCTTTTGCTGCCTCTTTATATGCATCTACTTTAGTATCAGTTGCTTTAGATGTCATAACTCCATTTGCAACACCACCAGCTACTGCACCAAATATTGCACCTAGAACCAAACCCCACATTTTTATCTTCTCCTTACATTCTTGACTCTCTGAAAGTCACTACTCATATCAATTGCATTGATGAATTGATTCCATGCATTTCTGTTCAAGTTTTCAACTCCAGAAGAATCTGCATTCTGCTTACATAGGAAACGAACAGCTAAATCATATGAAATAACATCGTAAAGCATGTTATTTGGAAAGTTTAGTTCTGTATCTGGAATACAACTATACAAAGTTCCATCAAAAGTCAAGAAACCATACTTTACTAAATGAACAGCACCAATAGAAGGTACATCTACTTTTTCAACTATTTCACTTCCATTTGGATTTATAAGATGTAATTCTTTATTTCCAGTTATATAAGCTGGCCTGTCATCGAATACACCAATTGGGAAAGCTTCCTCATACTTTACTGGATAGAATTCTCCGTCAATGCCAACTATGTTTACAATTGTATCATCAACTTTTACTTCTGCTATTTTGTCTCCAAACAATTCATATACATCTACAATATTCGAATCTTCTTCATTTGCTTTAGTGAGGTAATAAAGACCATTGTCAGCTTTTGCTAGTTGATATCCATAATCAATATTAGTAATTTCATCTAACATATTGCCATAGAAATCGAATGCCTGTATAGTGCTGGAATTACGTTTCAATATAAAATTATTTCCTAAACGCCAATCATATGCTGGGTCTGGAGTATAAGGTAATTCCAATGTAGAATCTGATAAGAGATTTTGTACATACATCTTTTGTTCTGCACCAACTATTGTATCTTTCAATAAAATTGAGTTATTGCAAGAATCCAATATAGTACGATTTTCTTCAATATTTGTTTCAATCTTTTCATTTGGGATTGATAAGAAGAATGGTTTTCTCCAATAAACTACTTCTACTGGGCCTACATTTGGTCCTAATACAATTGTATCATTTCTAACTTCATAATAAGGCCCTAAAACACTTTCACTTTCTGCTTTTCTTGGAATGAGAACTCCTGAGATTGGGTTCTTTACTGCTTTTATTTGATAGCAATCAAAAGGCAAAGGATAAACACCGCCACTACCAACTAATTGGGCTCTTACTGTAAATACATCTAAATTATAATTGATAATTATCTGGTATACATTCTTCCAGGCAAAGTTTAGATATTCTGTTTTCTCTTCATATGAAAGAAAATCGGTGTTGGCTAAATCTGCTATCTGCAATGCCCTTCTTATCAATTTAGAAGCTGTTATTCTATTATCATTTACTGCCATTGCTGTTGTCCCTCTTCTTTAGTTTGCATCATGCCCATATCTTGCTGCTGAGGCATCATCATTCCACTACCTAATTTGGTATTCAATACATCTTGAATTGATTGTCTGAGATGGTCTGGATTAGCCTGCCAAGCTTGCATAGATGGAAGCATATCTCTAGTGATTTCTGTATCCCCAATTTTCATTATTGTACTCCTCCTACATCAGTTGGTTGAGCCATTGCTGCTGCAGCTGCATCTTGAGCAGTCTGTTGTATTTGTGGCATTGCTTGAGTCAATTCAGCACTCAATGATTGAACTGCATACATTTCTGCATTTGTTGCAGAGTTTAGTTGAACTTCCTGTAATTTCATCAACAATTGTTTCAAAATAGCAATCTCATTTGCATTATCTGCTGGCTTTACTGCTAAAGAAAGCATTGTATTTATGATTTCAGTCTCTAACAAAGCTCCTTTATCTGTTGGAAGATATTCTGGAATTGTTTCAGGAACTCCATTTTTCATTACTTCATCAATAAATGTATATACTGCATTGAATGCATTGTTTGCTAAGTTATAGCCACTCTGTAAGTCTGGTAATTCCATCAATGTTGCAATATGTGATTGAGGAATAACACCTGCCTGAGCTAATGCTGTCAACTGTTTCAATTTTTCAGATGGGTCTTTACTCAATGACTGCGCAGCAGAGAACTGAATTTTCATATTATTTCTTGCTTGAACTATATCAGCCCATTTGATATTTGCTCTTACTAAATCATTTGGTAAGATGTTTTCTTCTGGTGGGAATATATCAAGACATGCTTTAGCAATGTCTACATAAAGACGAATAACATTATTCAACTGAGTCTCGAATCTATCACTTTCTATGTCTTCCATTGTAGAAAGAGCAACACCAGAATTGAGTCCTTCTGGCTTCTGTGAAGTAGCAGACAATTGAGAAATACCAACCATTTCATATGCATCATTCTTCAACTTATCCAAAAGCTGAACAAACTGGGCTGAAATTATATCATTTGTTGCATAAGTAACTGGAGATGTTGTCTGACCAGGAATAGGGTCATACTGAATAATCTGGCCAGTTCTGTTAGAAAGCATATTAGTTTTTATATTGGAACTTCTTGGAACTAACAATGTCATTCCAGGATTCATCTGAATAGAATCTTTCATTACAGCCAATATTTCATCAATCTGCATTTGAATACCATATAGCTGGTCAACTACTGATTGGGATGTGTTAGATTTGATTGGATCTGAATAATGGATAGAAAGATATGGAACAACTTCTGGCTCATATTTATGTGTAATTACCTTATCCAATTCCACTACATAAACAGCCTTTATATGCTCCATTACATCATAATATTCATAAACTGTATAATCGAGATTGTAATCTACATTTTTATCAATTCCATATTTCAATTTGAGTAATCTTCCTGGTGTTTTAGGAAGTTTTTCTGCTATATGTGTAATTTGATTATATGATTTTTCTCTTGGGTCAATAAATACATTCCAAGGTAAACGATTTGTTATACCTTCATCTGAAATCTTTACAATACCTTTATCAAAAATACAGGCATCTCTGAAAGCATTTGTTACTACTTTACCTACATTATTTTCTTCATACAATTGGTCAAAGAAAACTTGAGCTTGTCTTGCAATCTGCATTTCTTTGAATGTACCATTTACTGTATTGAAAAAAGGACGTACTTTCTGAGAGGCTATTTTAGAACAAAGAGTTTCAATACATGACGCAATTATATTTTCCTGGATGGATGAAGTTGTATCGTCCTCAATATCAAAAGTTCCTCTTTGGTAAAATCCAACAATTTCAGAATCTGATAAGTCTAATGTTACTGTTGATGAATAAGTATAAAGACGGTAATTTCTGAGACATTTACTTTTGAAATTACCATAAAATGATTCCAACTTTTGAATGTTGTATATAATATCTTGTTTGTCCATTATCTAATAATTCCTTTATTTTATTAGATTTTACGACAAAGATGCTCCTGGATTTGCTGCGTTAGCTAAACCACCGAATATGTTTTTATCGAGAAAATTACCGACAATCCTCTTAGTATCGTCACTTATATTACCAACGGTTTCGGCATTATTTCCTTGAGTTGATTTATTACTTTTACTATCAATGCCAGTGGATTCATTATTGGTCATTTCAGCGTAAGGTATATCATAGTCTACAGCATATCCGCCATCATAAGGAGTGTATACAGGAAACCCAGCTTTTTTACTTGGATTTTTGTTACTTGAATATACATCACTTTTTGAGGAGGCCTTTCCACCACTCAGAGCTCCACCTGTTGTTTGCACATGGGGAAATTCCTTACCACCAGTTCCACCATTCTTGGCCCATGGTGGGGTAAGACCAGCCTTTTCATACAATTTGTTTGCTATATCTAATACTGCATTTGCCATGTTATTGCTTTCCTCCACCTGTAGAGCCACCGAATATTTGAGCTCCTATACCTGCACCAGCAGCTCCGCCACCTAAAGCAGATGCCAATACATTATAATCTCTTCCTTTTTCAATATTTGCAGTTTCCCTTGCAAGTGCATCTGCCTGTGCTTTTCTTTGCAATTCTTCGTTTTTCTGTGCAATCCAGTTACTTCTTGCAGTAGAGATATTCTGTGCTGCATTTCCAATTGGAGTTTTACTTCCAGCTAATGCAGAAGCTTTTGCTCCAGAAACTCCTTGATTCATTGCAGCCTGCATTGCAGCATTTCGTGCTAAATCATCTTGAGCAGCAGTAGTATTTCTTGCATCTTCATAAACTTTCTGTAAATCTGCGCGTTCGTTTGCAGTGGTTGGTATATTATAACTGGGTTTTTTGTCCTTGAGTTCGAAAAATGCATTGAAGAAGTCTTTCAAAGGGTCTGGCGCCTTTCCAACTGCTTTCATTCTCTCAGCAACTTCTTCACTACTGATAGTATCGGAATCATTGGTATTAGTATTTGTATTTCTATTTATACCAAATCTATTATTATTTGAATCGGAGATTGCATATTGATTTGTATCATTTGTTTTCAATACTGGAAAGCAAAGATTTTGCCCTATCATTGCATTTGTATTACTACTACTACTACCCATTATTCAAGCTCCTTCAATTGATTTTTCAAATCAACTACATAATGAACAAAACCGTCTTTTTTCTCAAAGCGGTACCATTTGATGTCGAGTTCTTTTCCCATTCTCTCAATCATATGTTTCCATCTATCTTTTCCTTCAGCGTCATATATGGTAATGTAATTACAATCTTCTGGAGGATTTTTCATAATAGCTTTTATTGCATTGATATTGAGAGAACTTGGAACATAAAGGTTGAATACGCCTTGCTCTTTGTCAATACATTCCAGTTGCATTGGTAAACTTTTTGTAAGAACTCCTACTTTCATATTTATTTTCCTTTACTGAACCAACTTTCAAGTTTCTCTAACAATGGTGCAGCCGCTTTTGCTCCAACTCCTGCTAATGTTGTATTACCATCAATGTCTCCATTTGCCATTTGAGCGGCAAGTGCAAGATATGCAATCTTAGCTGGGTTATCATCATCAAGTTTATCAACGTCTGCTTTGACTGTATTGAGTAATTCATTGATAGTAGAAGCTTTAGTAAGATTGTATTTCTTCATTGTATTAGCGTAATTCTGAATACCTTCAGATTCACCCTGTAATTCCTGATTGAAGATTTCATTTCTTCTCTGTTCCCACATAGACTCATCGTGTCCTTGGTCTATAGTACCACCAGAGAACTGTGCACCAACATTACCGATAGAACGTCCCAAGTTTTTAGCAAGTGTAGCTAATGCATCAATTGTAAAATAACCAGCTGTTTCCTTGTCAATCAATCCATTATGATAAGCGTCCCAAATAGACATCATTGACTGATTATATCTTTTCTTTGAGTTCTTATCTTCAGGTGTATCACCCTTTTTTATATCTACAGTATCGCCTAACTGAAAATCATCAGGTCTCTTTGAAGAGTCCCATTCATTTTCATCTGCTTTCTTTTCACCCCCAGCTATATCTTCCTGTACTTCAGGTGTATGCAAAGCAGCAATCTGTTTTTCGTATGCAGCTCTAGAAATCTGACCATTCTGTAACATATTGTCCAATTCTTCTTTTGTAGCACCTACAGCTTTCTGGTCATCAACACCTAAATAGTCATCTTTTGGAGCCTGTGGAGTATTGTTCAAAACACCAATGTTCTTATTAGCTAAATTTTCATAGTCTGTATTAGACTCTTGAATTTCAGTAGCATTAGGAGTTTTTGCAGTTGGAAGATTATGAGCTTTAGCATATCTATATTGAGGGTCATTGAGTATTTCTTCTTTTCTTGCTCTAAGTTTTGCTTTTTCAGACTCAGGAATTGGCAGACCCAACTGATTCTCAATTTCTGCTAACTCTTGGTCAAAAGTTTTTTCTGCCATATCAGCTATCTCCTATTATCTGTGAAACTTTTCGTAGTCAGCTTCCAATTCTTTTACGAAATCTGCTTCTTCCTCAGATTCTTCTTCATCCTTTTCGTCTTTCTCTTCAGTTTCTTCTTCTTTTTTAGGCTCTTCTACTTCAGTATTTTCTGTTTCAATTTTTGTGTCGTGAGCATTTACTTCTGTTTTTCCCTCATCGTTTGAGTGAATTTCAATGTCATCCTCACCAAGAGCTTCCTTGAGTTTAGCAATCTTGCTGTCAATTTCTGAAACAAGCTGAGCTACATAAGTTGATTCTTCAATATCAGAGAAGTCATTTGTGTATTCGTCAAATGCTGCTGAATAAATGTCGAAATCATCTCCATTGAGCTTTTTGAGCTTGTCTGAATACTTACCAAGAGCTTCACCATTTCTTTCAGTGAATTCTTCCAAACCTTTGTCGTGTTTATACTTCTTCTCAGATTCATCTACTGTGTTGAGAATTGTATCAATCTTATCCTTGAGGTCCATTACAATTGGCTCGAGTTCTTCTAATGTCATTACTGTTATCTCCTTTTATATTTTTATTAGATTTTATTTTCTAGCAAAGTAGTTGGGTACTGATATGGTGCGTTAGCATTGAAATTGTTTATGATTGACTGATTTATGAAAATCTGCTTCTGCAATTGTCTAAATGTATTTGTAATTTTAGCAAGAGAAGCGGTCAGTTTATCATCATATGCTAGTGAGTTTCGATATGCAGACCCAAGAAGCTGTTCAATCTGTTTTGAATAAATATTTACAGTATTTACAGCTCTATTATAAGACTTAGTGTCTAATTCGGTTGTTAGTGATAATCCTGTTGTCATTTACTTTCCCTCACTATCAAATACGTAACTGTCGAGCCAATTATAATACCCGTCGCTATCGAACAAGCCGAGAGCCACTTCCATAGCACCAACTGCTTCTCTTGTTTCTTCAATAATTTCGATTGCTGTTCTGATATCTGAGATATCTCGTCTACTTGATTCGTCAAGTTGTCTACAGATTGATTGGCACTCTCCAATTGTTTCTGTAAGTCTTGTACAAGTATCTGTCGTTCTATTGAGTTGTTCTGTAAGTCGGTCATTAGCTGTTCTAAGTTGGTTAGATTTGACTGAACTGTAGACTGATAAGGCTCCGCTGAAAAACAGGAAAACTGTAAGAATGACAATAGCAACAATATGCTTATTGCTTTTTTGATAAAAATACCCATCTTTCGTATCATACATTATAAATTAGTCCGTAATATTCAATACAACAGATTTAGCACCATCATAACCTTCAATTGGGATAGTAACTACATCTCCAACATTCAATGAACCAAGTGAAAGGTTTTCAGCATATTCATCTGTAATGTCTACGCTATTTGCTAATTCAATATTCTGTCCATTGATTTCAAGCTTTTTGATTTCTCCCTTTACAACCTGTGTATTAGGACCAATTACAAGATTTGTGTTATTGATGTTCTTATTCATTATTTTTTCTCCTTATCTTTTTCAGGCTCCCAACCTTGCAATGACTTTGCTGTAGTTGTCAAGCCTGTCAAAATACCTAATAAAATAGCAACACCTGAAACTAAACCACTATCAAAAGGTTTACCAGTAAAGTGTCCAACTATATATGCAATAAGAGTAAATGCAATTACAACTATATCGAATTTGATAACGGTAGCAAAAGCCCATCTTGTTGAACTTATAGTTGTTTTGTCGTCTGCAATTTCTCTTATAGATATCATTCCTTATTTCTCCATCTTTATTCTGTTGTCTAAAAGCAATTGTACCTGTGTAGAAATCTTTACAAGATTGTCATTGATTGACTGTAAAGTATTGTTCTGCTGAATATCATTCAATTCCAATGTAGCAACCTTTTCATTCAGGGTAGCCCTCCACTGTGGCAAATCTTTTGTCTTTTCCTCCATCTTTTCAGTCCTCTCTATAAGGCGACCAAGCTTTATAAAAAGGGTTGCTATAGGAATGAGAAAAACAATTGCTTCAATAAGCATATATATGAAAGTCGCCTTATCCATTTCTTTTATCTCCTATTGCCTTCCACTATAATCTCTAAGTTTATACTGCCTTACTTTATATGCACCATTCATATTATCCTGACTAACAATATATATACTATCACCTTTGGTAAATGGATATGTCATTACTACATTCTGTCCACTCGTTGGTTTACTTATAGAGGAATTTACACCATTTATAGATATTGTTGCAGATTGGTTTTGATTTGCAGATTCGCATTTTACAATCAAGAATCCGTCATAACTCATAACAGTAGGACTAGAACTAGAAGTACTCAATGAGATAGTTTCTTCATCACTAAGTATATCGTTATTAGCCATGACAGTTGCAACATAATCTTTTACTGTATTGAGGAATGTATCTTCATCACTGATATCAACTCCATCTACAGCTTTGATGTAGTAATAAACTGCTTTACGTTTACCACGAGTAACAACACCACCTGTGTTGCTGATAGAACCGCTTGGAGTAAATGTTCCACTCATTGAAAGATTGCCCGAATAAGCTGAATATTCTACAATCGATCCTGAACCATTTCTTGGAGTATCAACACCTTTTCCAGCATCTGAACCAGATGTCGAAGGTATTCCGTGACGATGATTAGCACCACTTACACTGACTGTTCCTGCTGTACCAGTGAATGTATGCTTATGACTCTTGAAACTGTCATCTTTGAACTGTCCTTCTGTATATACGTCGTGTGTTGCTATTGTATCAGTAGTGTTCTGCTCTGCACCAACCATTGCACACTCTCTATAGTCTGGCAATACGTTAGTACCTAAATATCGATACAATGCTGGGTATAGAGTTTCATCAAATGTAGAACCATCACAATAGAGATAGTTTCTAGGTTGAATCTTCTTATATGTAGAGATGATTGTACCAATTGGATTTCCTACTGGTACTGAATTTGATAATGGTATCTTGGTTGGAATATTGTTTATTGTTTTCTTCTGATATATCATTTTCTATTAGCTCCTTATTGTGACACTGTAAATTCTATTTGGTTGATTACTACAGTACAAGCAGTATTATTCACTACTGTTGCAGTCCTTTCATCATCTATCCAAGCCGTACCGTCTTTCTTTGTTACCGTTACTGTTATTCCGAAACGTCCTCTATCTGTAAATGCAAAATTATAATCTGTCATATTGATTTTTGTGGCACCACTATCTTCAACATAACCACCCGAACCAAGATGACAAGCCAAGCCGATATTTGTAAAGTTTACAGTTTTACCACTTTCGTGAATAATAGGCAACATAAAAACTAAAGTGGTCGACGAAGAAGAAATATAGGCAGGCAATATCATTTTTGCACTGTTATCTATAAAACTATAACTACCACTTGGATAAAAATTGCCTATTGCTTTTGCTACTGCATTTGAAGTAACCACATGCATATTATCTTCATTAGTTGCAACAATCTCATTCTCTTCAAGATTAGCTAAATCGGCATCCAAATCTGCTTCTGTAGGATATATTTTTATTGTTTCATTATTTATTTGACTTAGTGTTTGGGAACTTCCCTCACCAGTTGTATAAAATTGCTTTGCCATTTATATCTTCTCCTTATTGATTATCTCCTAAAAGAGGATTATCCAAATCTTCGATAGTAACTAATGCATGCTCTGGTATATGGCCAGGCTGTCCAGCAGGTATAAGTTTTGCAGTGTTGTAAGCTGCCATATTTGCAAATACAAAAGAACTACCTGTAGAAGATGTTCCCCAACCATAAGTAACATCACCAGTTATAGGGTCGACAGAAGATTTCCATACTTGCTCCCCACCAGTTGCAGGAGTATTTGTTGCTTTTTCATTTGCAGCATCCCAAACCAATGGAGCTCCATTAGTCAAATCTACACTTTCTTCTCTTGTCAAAATAGGCTCTTGAACTGATGCATCTGGCTCCATAAATGAGATTGAAGTATAGAAATGTACCTCGAGAGGGGTGTCGATTGATGGGTCTGGTGTCCATGTAATTGGTGTACCATCTAATTCTACTTTTTGCGTAACAGTATTATAAATTGCATTTGGATAATAAGTTGGAGTAGAAGCTGTTGGGTCATAAAATAAATGTTCTGTTGCAGAAACTGACGAACTTACTTTATATGCCTCAAAATCTGTGAATACCTCAGTGTATCTTGTAACTGGATAGTTTTCTGGGAATAAAGTTGCTTGGGAGAAATCAGTATTTCCATAAAAGTAAGCACGGTCCACCAACCAAGTATTCTGTAATGGAGATATACTTTCAGTTGTTTGAGTTGAAAGACGGAATGTACCAGAGTTGTCTACTGTAATTGCAGCATCTTTTCCAGCAGCGTTATAATTGTGGAATACAATACCAGCATAGTCCCCGTTTGCTAAAGGAGAAGCATTATTTGCTCTCAATACAATCCAATCACCGTCTGATTGAACATTTTCAACCTCAGAAGAGAATGTAGTTCCTCTTACTTCAAGGTCACCTGCAATTATTGCATTATTCAGAATAAACAAATCGTTTGTTGCTGTAATGTCATGAGCTTGGATATTTGTAATGTTTAGTGTATCTGTTTCAATTATTGATTTAGTAGTTGGGTCCCATACCAAAGGCTTATTAGTTAGAGTAATTGGCATGTTTCTTGTTTTTACAATATCAAATAAAACTGGGCTTCCATTGATTGTTTCTTTTATATAAGCAGCAGAAGGCATATTAGTTTCTGCCGTACTTCCTACTCTTACTACAACAATTGAACCATCATCAAAGTCGGTCAAATCGATTGTATTTAGAGTATGCAATTCTGTTGCAATAAAGTTTCTAGTAGAGAATTCTCTTACTCCGAGGAATTCTGCTGTTACTTTTGTAAACTCAACTTCATCATCTGTATTCAATGACTGGTCTGGTTTATAAACTATAACTGTAACATCTTCTGTTGTATCATAGGATACATTGTCAGTAGCATCATCAATATCACTTGAGGTCAATTGACGTAATGTACCAACTGTAGAACCCTGCTGAGCCAAGTCTACGTTTTTGAAGAATTTTGAACCATCTTTATATGTAACTGGATATTCTACTAATGGAGTTACAGGAAGTTCTGTATATGTTGCAGGGCCTGGAAGGTTTTCTGTTACGGAAGTTGTTCCATAATAGATATCTAAAGCATATTCATTTGGATTATCAATTTCTATATAAATTACGGCATTCTCATTTACACCGTCTTTATAGATTTTTGCAATGTTTCCTGGAACTTGCTGAGACCATCTTACAAAGTAGTTGTCTACTGAGTTGAATAATTCAATTGTTGCAAAAGGTTCATCACTATTTCTCAATTGAATGTAATACTGTCCATTCTCGAAATGAGGAACTGCTAAAATGAAATGGTCTTCATCTACTAAAGTTGTCTTACCTTTCCAAGTAATATTTTCAACTAGATTTTCTACAGATTTTAGTTCTGAAAATTCAGCGTCATGGCCTGAAATATCTCCAGTAACATCTAAATCTCCACCAACTGTAGTATTTCCTGCGATTGAAGCTATACCATCTGCTCTAAGTGTTCCAACCGTTGCTGAACCAAATGTAGCTGAATTTGTTATAATTGTCTGGGCTGAAATGTTTTCCAATACCCAGTTTGTTACAATTGCGGTTGTAGCAGTCAATATATTGATAGTTGCTTCATCTAAGTTTGCTGAGTTTGCTGCTAATGCAGTAATTTCAGCAGTTTGTGCTTCTAAAGAAGAGATTTTAGCATTTACTGCTTCTAAAAGTGCAATAGTTGCTTTTACTGTTGTTGATAAATTCTGTACTTGAACTGTTCCTAAATTAGCAGAAGTGGCCTGTAATGTCTGAATAGCTGCGTTTATTGCAGTAATTTGTTCAGTATTGAGACTTTCAGCCATCTGTTCTTTATATAAAGCAAGATTTTCAGCTAAAAGATTTAGTGATTGTATTGTATTTTCAATCCTTGTAGTTAGCTGATTGATATCGTCCTTTGTAGCAAAAACTGAATCAGGTGCGTATACTTGATTTGTTTCTGTTGTATCGTTGTAAATCTTTCTCATTTCTAGTGATTTCCTTTATTTTATTAGATTTTACCAGCTAGCTGAACAATACTCTGAGAAATCCTGGCAAATATCTGCACAAGTCTGTTGATATACCTTTTCACAGGTTGATTGACATAAGTTTTCGCATGTAGTACTACAACCTTGTTCTCCAGCTTGCTGACAATTACTTTCACAAGCTACCTGACATACTCCGCCTAAACAAGCATTACAACCTTCTCCAGTAGTTTGGCATCCTTTTTGACAACTTACAGACTGACATGTTTTTTCACAATCGCCCTGGCAGTTTAGTTCACAGTTTCCCTGGCATTGAGAGTCACAAGGATTCTGGCTTGTTACCTGGCATTGCTGCTGACATCCTACTTCGCAACCTACCTGGCAATTGAATTGACATGCTGATTGACATAAAGTTTCACAAGCACCACATCCTTCATAAGTACCACATCCAGATGCTTCACCATATGCTGGAGGACATACAGAAGCGTTT